ATCCATATTCCTGGCCTGTTTTTAAATGCTTCAAAGTAATCTCTACTCTGGGCTTATATACTGATACTTCTTTGCCATCGATTGTTTTTTTTTCGAATGACTCTTCTTGTTCTACAAACATTATCTGTCCTCCCTATTGATTTCTAATATAGATGCGACTACATCAACCGCACCACTTGTTGCATTAACTTTTAGTATTTCACTTTCTTTCATAATTAAAGGTTCACTAAAAACTTGTTCTTTTTGATTTGCACTTAAGTTAACATCATTGTCTATTACAAAAGCTGTACCTCCTGCTTCTGTCAAAGTTACTTTAGCAACGGCTGTACTTCCAGCATCTTCAGATACTAAAAGAGATTTAACAATCGCTCTTGAGTTTGAAGGTACTGTATAAACTGCAGTAGCTCCTGAACTTGTTAAACTTAATTTTGCATTTGTATATATATTTGCCATTAGCCTAGTCCCAACCAAGTATATCGTTCTTGGTCCTCTTTAAGTTGTGTTAAATAAGTAGAGTTTAACTGTTCAATAATATTAGTTAATGCTTTGTTAATTTGTCTTTGGTTATCTTCACTATATTCTTTTTTAGGTTCTGGTAATCTTACTACTACTTTTGTCATTATCTTCTACCGTCCGGTTGTAGGTCTACTTGAAAAGTTCCAAATCTCCAGTTCTCTCCCGCTCCTGTATTTTCTATTTTAATATTTGCATAACGTCCTCTAGCACGTGTATCTATTTTTTTAGTAGAAGAAGTAATAGTAAATGGACTTAATGAAGTAGCTGTTTCTTGATCAGCTGGATAATCAGATACTGATATGGTCACATTATTACTACCTGTTAGCACTTTAAAATTAGGTAAAAATCTTCTCATGGCCAGGAATACCTCACTTTGATCTGGTTGTAAAGAAAAGCTAAACGATTCTATATAAGATGTTAAATTAGTAGTACTACCATTAGGATTAACTTGATCATTTCCTATTTCATGTTCAAACAATACTGTTTGTCCTAGACCGACTTCCCCCACAATTACAGGAAACGTTCCTGTACTAGAGCTATTAAAGGCAGTAGCATATGGTTTAGGATATACTAGTGAATCAATCCAAGTTGTTCTAATTGAATTACTATTAGTTCCTGTATACCAATTGCCCATAGGTAAGTTTGCATTGTCCTCACCATAATTGTGAACTACATATCTGTTATTAAAATCTGATCCTGCTGCTGGATAATACCAAATTACTTCAGTAAATAGATTATTAATTCCTGCATTTACTTGTTGTCCTTTGGTTGTGTCTGCATCATCGTAAACATAATCTTCAACTGAACAAGGTAAAGTATTTACTGTACCATCAAAAGAGAAGAAACCATTATTACCCATCCAGTAAGCAACACCATCAATTTCAATTGCTGCATTCTTGCCAATCAATCCACAGTTAGTACCAACCTGTTCAAATCCAAATGTAAATGGAGCACCTACAAATTTCATTGTATACAATGCATTATCTGTCCATACTAGAATATTTTCTTTTGCAACAAGTGCACCCATAATTTTTGTACCATCTTGAAGTCTTTGTGAACCGGCTGTGTTAGTTGCTTCAACGGTGTATTCATTAATACTTTCATCCGCAGAAAATCTTATAAACATATCATCTTGAGTATTTGCATCACCAATAGTGGTTTCTGTTCCTAAATGAATTAAGTGACGTGTTGTAGGTGAAATTAAAGTTACTCTTGTTGCTGTTGGATTATTAGTAGTTAAATAACTTGAAGTGTTTGTAGAAGCACGTGTTGTTAATCGTGCAGCAATGTCAGAGTTCCATGTAAATGTTTTACCGTTCGCAATTGTTGAAACTAATACATCACCAAAATTACTTAAAGACCATAGACCTGGTTCTAGTGTAACTGATGAAGCTTCAACCGCGCTTCCCCATCCATTATAATTAGTAGCGTTTGTAACTACAGCACCATCACTATGGACTTGACCATTTGATGTACCCGCTGTCGCCGTTCCAAATGCACCTCTAGTTATACCTGTTAACTCAACACCTGCAACTCCAGTGTATGTTATTAATTCATTATCAACTAAAATAGTTCCTGATGTTGGAAATCCTGTTGTTGATGTTAATCTAATTTGTGTAGCAGAACCATTGTTACCAGCTGTGTCCGCGGCCAGCGCTCCGTCTAAATCGTTTTGTAAAGCACCTGTAATTGTACCACCATAATTTCCAATACCAAAACCATATCCATATGTCTGCGCGGCAGGACCCACTGGTTCGTATGCTTGATAACTTAAACTTCCACTAAACCCTACATTACCTGATGCATTACTAGTTTGATTAAGAGTAAATTGTGTAGGAGTTGGAACAGTTATAACTTGAAATTTTTTAGATAAAAAATCTGTATCACTATATCCAGTACCACCAGGAAAACTACTAAAACTATCTGCAAATACAATTATATCACCTACAGATAAACCATGTGCAGATGAAGTTTGAAATTGTACACTATTAGATCCAGACACTGTTTTTATTTGTACACCAGTGACTGCAGTTTGTAGTGGACTTATGTCAAATAATTGACCTTCAAAATATATAAGTAAAAATTTATCTGTACCGATTGCAACGTATCTATTACCTTCTTTATCTACAAAGGCGTGTTGTTTTCTAGCAACACCAACAATAGTATCTGTTAAAAGAGATTGCCAACCTCCAACTTTTTCTGGAAGTCCGTATCTAAATCTGACGTTATCTGAATCTACCCAACGGCCTTCTGCTCCAACCGAAGTATCTTGTTTGTCAATACCAGGAGCAAACTTAATTTTAGTAAGCATGCTTTACTCCTATGTATTATTAAATTTTTGAATCCAACCAACTGTTGCATTTACATACACTAACATAGTCGATTGATTATTAGTTTGTAAATCTAAATTAGATGTGGCTGCATTTATTTTATGACCATTTCTTGCTATCTCTACTTTGTTTGATGCAAAATAATTTCCACCATCCATTATAGTTATTTCATCACCAATAGTAGCAGCACTAGGAAGTGTAATTGTAATTGGGTTTGTGTTTGTAATAGCAATTATTTGATCGTTTGGAACGGCAGTGTAAGTAGTAATTGCTGAAGAGTTAATAGTATAGAATCCTTTTTTTACTAATCCTGCAACTGTATCTGTTGCATTAGATTGATATAAAACCGTAGAGCCCGGTGCGTGTGGAACTGGATTAGATGATCCAGCTGTTTTAACATTAATTGTATATTTAGTATTAGTTCTGTTTGTTGCGTCTTGTACTACAAAGACTCTAGTTGCTGCACCACCTGTTGTTGAAGCAGGCATAATTAAACTAATATTAGCAGTCATAGTACCTGTCATTCGAATGTATAAGTTTTTACCATTCGCGCTTGACGATCCGTCTGATAAATCTAAAGTTACATCTGATCCAGATGTCATAGCAACATCTACAACTCCTGAAGAAGATGCTTGTAAAATTTGTAAGTTAGTATTTTGAATTGTTCCCCATAGACCGGCTTTTTCACCTGTTGCTACGAGTTCTAATGATAAGTCTGTTGAATAAGTTGATGCCATATTAATAAGGTTTTATTGGTGTCCATACCATGTTTGCTCCTGGTATGATTTCATTCCACGTAATTACTCCTCCATGATTAGTTGTTAATGTTAAAGGAAATTTAAGACCTGTAACATTAGCTGTACCTGTTATTGTAACAGACCCTGTTTTAATAGTCAATGCGTTTCCAGAAGTAACAACTTTTGCTGTTCCAGAAACTGTGACATCTCCTGTGCCTAAAACTATAGGGAATTTTAATCCTGTAATATTAGAAGTTGTAGATAAAGTTACAGTTCCTATGCCTAATGTTAATGGATTAGGATTAGGAATTTCTACAATCCCTGTCGCTGCAATACTAATTGGACCAATAGTTGCAGTTAAAGCATTTTTTTGAGCTACAACTGTAACATTACCAGCTGTTGATAATGCTGATATAGCTGTTTCGGCGAATGAAGCGTGTCCGAAGAGCATGGTCTACGCTCCGTTGTCGATGATGTTATTGCCGTCGATCGCGGCCCATTCTTGAATTGCTTGGTAATCTGTGTTTGCTTCGTCTAAAGGTACAGATGTAACTACTTTAGAATTTACATGAGTTACTTGATAACTACAAAATTCGTTATTTTCATTATAGTTTTTTGTTACTGTATTAATCATTATAATTTTATTAATCATTATAACTCCGCACTTAACCAGATATAACTATCTGCTTGTGTTGGTGTATATTTGTAAAGTTGACCAGCTTGACCGGCTGTACCACTTGCATCAGTAGTATTGTATATAGAAAGATATCTTCCAGTTCCATTACCATCTAAAGCAAAATTTCCACTTAAACCATCATAAGTGGCATCTCTGTAAAATCGTAATGCATCAGTGTCTACATCTTGTGATAATGTTGGTGTTGTTCTCATTTGCGTTGGAAGTCGAATTGGAATTTTTATGTTACCTGAAGCATAATAATAACCAAAAGCATTAAGATTATTAGTATCTGATATTGAAATTATTGGATAAAAATATCTCAAGCATCTTTCTAAATTTAAACCATAAGGTAAAAACTCAAACTCGGAAGCTGTATCGCCGGCTTCTAATTGAACGCCTGTTATGTACCATTCGTTTGATGTGCTATCTGCAAGGTTGACTTGACCTACTGCTCTGTTTGCGTCTGTTTTTGCAGTCCAAGTTGTTGATAAAGTTCCAGATGATAAATCTGATCCAGCTACTAAATAAAAACTACAGTCTAAACTTCTAGCATTATTATTATCTAATGCACCAGTTGTATCTCCAGGAAAAGTAATTGTTTTCTTTTCCCAAGTATCGGCAACAGAAATTGTATAAGATTTTGAAATTTGTCTAGTATTATCTACATCCTGTAATTCACAAATATAAGTTCCAGTTTTATTTGATCTTACCCAAAAAGAAAGTGTTGTGCTTTCAGCATTTGCAGTTCCTTTTTTTAAATATTGTAAATTTTGACCTTCAAGTCTTTGTTGAACCATTAATTCTGAATTAGCACTTAAACTTCCGTTAGCAGTAGTGCAATCCATTTTTAACGATGTTGCAAAACCTTGACCAGTTGGAACTGTTGTTGATTGAGAAATTGTCCAAGTTCCACCAGAAGTCATATCTTCTTTCCATCTATCACAAGCATGATAACCACCAGAAGTAATAGAAGATGCAGAAGTTGATCTTTGAGCGACACTCATGTCACCATTAATTAAAATATTCTTCGACTGAACGATGTTCGCCATTTTAACATTGGCGATCGAGTCATCAGGAATTGTGCTTGCTATGTTTGCTATTCTAGTTAATGCCATTATCCGAACAATGCCTCCACTTCAGCGTCAGTTAAAGCTTCACCTGTTTTTAATTTTGCTTTGCCTGAAGTTTTGTTATCTTCTTTGGTTGTTTCCTCATTCTTTTGTATATCTCTCAATGCTTTTGTATCAATAACATCTTGATTATATTTTGCTTCTTCTTCTGCTGTCATTTCTCTACGAATACCATTTATTAAAATAAATTTAGCCATTATTTAATCCCATATAATTTAAAGTTTCCTGATGTAATATTTGGTCCACCAGCATTTGTTAATGTAAATCCATCAAAATTAGAAATTGCTGTGTTATAACTTCCACTAAAACCAAAACCATAAATATTTCCATTTGATCTACACATTTGAATTTGACCCATAGCTTGAGGTTGTTCAGATGAAACACCAACATTATAAAAATAAGCCCAACCAGAAAATGGTCTAGTTGATTCTACATCTCCAGGAGATCCCATAAAAGCATTTTCATATCTATCGTTATAAGCACTTGGAGTAGAGCTACCATAAGAACCAAATTGAGCTGTCCAATATCCAGATGTTAAAGCACTTCCGCCTGATAAAGCTCTTAAAAATACTTCTTCATCGCCAGCCATTGTTATATTGGTCATTGTTAAAAAATAGACTTTGTAGGTATTGTCGAAAACCACTGAACTTGTCCCATTTTCGAAAGTTACAGCTGCAACATCACTCGCATCTACTTC